AATAGTGCCACTTACCGTCACAGTGTCAGCATTTAACTGCACCGCGCCAATACCACCACCAATAGCGTTAGATGTAAATTCTGCGGGGTAAGTGACAAACACATCCTTTGTACCGGCACTGAAGTTGACCAGTGAGCCTGAGTTGCTGGAAGAGATTACTGCGGTTCTTGCAAGCGTTGTACCGGACGATGCGTACGTGCCGATACCAACCTCCCATTCCGAGCTAGTCTGTCCAGCAATCGTGTAATACGTGGTGTTTGCGTCCCCAATGGCGGCAAACGATTGATACCCAGTCGATGCGCCATCAAGCGTCACTGTTCCCGTACCCGCCGTTGTGGTCGTCTCTTTAACTCGGTCTGCAAGTACAAAAGCCATTTTCTTCCTTTATGTGGACGATTCAACCAACGTCCAGTCGGATGTCTCTGTGTTATCCACCAGCGCCCAACCAGCAGTTTGAGAATTGTTGACATTTTGCCAGTTTGCGGTCTGACTGTCATCTACCAACTTCCAGTAGATTGCAATTACAGACCCAACAGAACCTGTAGCCTGAACTCCAGACAAAGCCGCCGAAATCACGGGGCCAGCCGTACCTACTACCCCAACAGCGCCAACGCCACTCAAGCCTATTTCTGTCTCACCACGAGCAACCGTACCAACCACACCTGCTGCCACAACCCCAGTCAAAGCAACTGAAATTGCGGGGGCCACCGTACCAACTGACCCTATAGCCTCGTCGCCAAATGTCGCGTCCGATTCGTTGTAGATCATCGTTCCGGCAAAACCGAAAGCCTCTACACCAGACAGGGCAACCTCTACGCCACCGTTAGTTATTGTCCCAACGGCTCCAGAGGCTTCTACGCCAGACAGATCAAAAGTAAACGCTGCTGTAGGTGTGCCAACTTCACCGTTGGCGTGGACTCCGGCTATTAACGGAAAGTTGGTTTCGTTTACATCGCCAATGTCTGGGTGGCACAGAACGCCTGTCAGAGCAACAGAGATGCTTTGTACAACCGTCCCAACACTGCCCGATGCTTCTACGCCCGTTACTGCCACAGAACCTGAAACAACGACTGTTCCTACATTGCCCGTGGCCTCAACGCCGGACAGGGCAACCGATATGTTTGGTGTCTGTGTTCCAACATTACCAGTCGCAACTACACCCGTCAGGGCGACAACAACGCCCGGATTCTCGCCAAGAGCGGCATAAGGTGACTGGGCGTATGCGGATATACCAAACATGGTCTACGGCCTGCGCCGCCTCCGCTTAGGTTGTAGCCAGACGCAACAGTGCTGTGGTGGTGTTGTTCACAGGCATGGTCAAAGTGAAAGTACCCGCCGTGATGGTCTGTGAACCAAACGTGTGAACACTCACCGCTTTGTCACTCTGTGTAGAGTTGTAGATCAGCACCGCATCAAAAGCCGTAGTCAGGGTCACTGAGGTGTACACCAAACTAGCAGAAGGTGTCCAATACGCTACGCCAGCGGTTGCTGATGCGTTAGTGGCGGTAGGAGGCGTTGCGTTTGTTACAACTATGCCGCCAGCAGAGTATCCAGCACCGGACACTTCACCAGACACTGTATAAGCTGTGGTTGATGCGTTGATGGTAGCGGAAGCCAAGTACAACGCAGCTTTGAAGGTGTCGGCGGTAGAAGCCGCACGAATAGGCGAAACGCCAAAGTTATGGGTTGCTGTCAGTAACTCGCCCATGAACGAAGTTGTCATTGATTGGGTATTTGCCATAATGTTTCCTTAAAACGAAGCTGCCTCGCCACCAACAAACGCGGGTGACTTTTTCAAAGTTACATGCGCGGAACGGTGGACAAGTTCTTCGTCCAACCAGTACTCAACCCATGTGGTGAGTTCATTGTCATTATCGACTGTACCCTCTCGCTTTACAAGCAGAGAATCATCCATTTCGCCTTTGGTTGTGGTTACTAGCATTACACGATCCTTATGATTGCTGTGGTGTCAGTGGCGGCAGGGAACTGCACCACGAAAGTTGCGGCAGACGTTTTGTTTGCACCAAAATCCAAAACGCAAACGGCACCATTGTCGCCTGCTTTATAAATCAAAGCACCCCGCGCTGTAATAACGCCTGTCCATGACGCATTGGCAAACGAAACATATGCCGTTGTGTTTGGTGCATTGCCTGTGGTGGGTGTTTGGTTTATTACAAGAATCTCGCCACCAGCCGTATACCCAGCAGCCACAACCTCGCCCGTAGTTGTATAAGCCGTGGTAGACGCATCAAGCGTGGCTTCATTGGTATAGAGTGCAATGTAGAACGTGCCCGATGTGAAGTTGAACGTACCGTTCATCAAGCCCGTACGAAACGTGTTGCAGGAGTAGTTGCCTGTAAAAGCCATCAACGCACCCCATTATTCTGAGGCAACGGGGCTTCTCTGTACTGGCCGCTACGGTATGCGTCGCTGCGTTCCATACCGTCTCCAAGGCGTTTGGCCAAGGCAAGTGCTTCCTTGTACTTGGCATCGTACCCCGTGATGATGTCAACTTCACCTTTCATAAAGGTGTATGCCTCTACCAAGGAGCCGTACAAAAGCACGGAGTCAAAGTTGTCCCCCAGCCATGTATTTACTGCTGTGGTAATTGATTCTGGGTAATAGTAGTAGTGCAATTCCACGTAATACGCGGCATCTGGTGTTGGGCCAAGAATGATCGACAGCTCGTTGGTGATTGCAGAACTGACAATTGTGGGGCCAAACAGCGCGTAATATTTTGGCTCGCCTGTGTCGTTGGGGCTTGGATACGCCTGACGGATGAAGTTCACATCCTTGTTGAGTAAATACTCAAACGTGCCTGTATCCAAGTTTCCACCAACAACCCCTGTCACCAACGCCAACGAGTAGACAGACAAGAAATCGTTTGGTAAAGACACATACTTATTACTTGACGTGATCGCTGTGTACTGGTTCTTGCGCAAAGATGGGAACTGAACCGAGTTGTAAATGCGTTGCTCAGCCTGCTGAATGAACCGATTGATCTGAGCGGTTGAGTTCTCAGTCGATCCATCAGCAAGGTATACATCGGGGAACTGATTTTCTGTATAGCTTTGTATACTTGTAACTAATTGTTGGTAGTTCAATTTACTACCTCCAAAATTGTAAATTTATCTTTTATTTTTGAACCGTTACGAAGCGCATATCGTACACCTGTATGGCTTACGTTTAAATATTTTGCCGCATGGGATACAGATAAAAAAGAACATTTTATTTCTGGGCAGAATACATGCTTTGCCCGTGCCGCGCTTCCAATAGCCGCGACACACTTTCCTCTTTGTGTGGCTTCTGGGCTGTTTGAAAGTTGTTTAAGTTTTTCTATTTGGGTTGCCCGCCAGTCAGTATTTGCCCACTGCCGCTTCAAACGCTCTGATCGCGCCTTGCACGTTTCTGCTGATGCAACAACTCCGCGATGGCCTGCGCCTCCTTTGGTAATGTTGTACACAGGAGAAAGTTCTTCTATAAATTTAATTTCAGCCGCGTTCAGTGTTGCCGCATCAAAAGCAGAAAAAACCTCTACAAACTCAAAAGATTCTTTTCCATGCTCAATAATGGCTTTTGTAAGCTTGTATTTTTGCGTGGCTTGGGAATTGGCAGTATTTATGTGCGTCTTCCATCTACGCGCCGCTTTTTGGCGTGTTTGCCCAACATACTGTTCACCAGTAACAGTGTTTGTAACAACGTATATGGAGCCGTATCGTGTCATGCCATTGGGCCTCTTGCCAATTTGCCTTTGGTCTGCGCTTTACCGCCACGCACAACAATCCCAGAAGTTTTCATGGGAGGATAGTCTTGGCTGCGCACGTTTGCCACAGACACGTTTGCCTTTCGCATAGTTTCTTTTGCTGGCTCTTCGCCAACAACCACGCTTGGAGCTTTTTTAGGTTGTTTGTACTCAGCCATCTTAGCCTCCGCGACCAGAAGAGCGTTGATTCATGACCTTCGCCATGTTACGACCATACTTGAGCATGTTGGCGTTTGTTTTGCCGCCAGCCGCCATTTTGTGCATACGCTTTTCGTGGGACTTAACTTCTTTGCCCGCGATCTTTTGTACCTGCTTCGTGTTCATGTTTAAACTCCTAAGTTACGCTTACCGTGACTGTACCAAGTTCCACCGCTAAAACCAAATTATTTGGAGTCAAAGCAGCATCAAAAAACGCTGCCCCACCCACTGGGTTCCAACCCCACTGAAAGATCCGACTACCGCCACCAACAATACCTTGCGCATCAATGCTTGGGCTGTTTGTCAACACAATTTGCAAACCCGTGCGACCAGACAACTGGTAGCTCAAGTCCGGCCTTGGATCACGCACCCCCTGCGGGTCGTCCACTGGGTACATACCCAACTGTAGCTGCGGCTGATCGGGTTCCCAACACTGCGGGCACACCTTCAAGTCGTATGTTTTGGTTTTGACAACGAGTTTTTTGAGTGCCGTGAGCTTGAACCGGAAACCACATCGGTCGCACTCGGCAATCGAGTTCTTGCCAGAGGAAAACCGATTCCCCATCAGCTACCCCCAATGAACATCTGTCTAGGCACGAGACGCAACGCGGCGCGTTCCTGATCTTCGTCAGCCGCCGTCATCCAAGCCTCGTCATACTGCTGTTTCAAGATGCCCAGCCTGTCCATACCACCGGGCACTTTTAAAGCGACGTAGTAGGCCAATCCAGACACCATACACGGCACAA